GAAGTAAAAGAAGAATTGAATTATGAGCAAGATGTCACCATAGATGGTGATATTTTAGATGTGGAATGTTTAGATCAACCGATGCTGGTTATGAAGTACTCCCGTATTTCAGCAGATGCGGATTTAACGATGGACGAAGAAAAGGAAAAATTGGATTTGGTAAAAGCAGAACTGGACAACGACATCCGCACGAATCCGGAAAAATATGACATTGCTAAAATTACGGAAACTGTGGTAACGAATACCATTCTGATGCAATCTAAGTATAAAAAAGCAATGGCAGCTTTTTTACAAGCTAAACATGAAGCTAATATTGTACGGGGTGCTTGCAAAGCAGTAGATCATCGTAAATCTATGCTGGAAACGTTAGTAAAACTACAAGGTCAACAGTACTTCGCAGGACCAAAAGTACCTCATGATTTGACTAACGAATGGGAGCAAAAGCATAAACAAAAAAGGGCTGATAGCAAGGTAAAAATTAAACCACTGAGAACGATGCGGAGGGAGGAATAATGTATGCAAATAATTTGGATCATATTGATCGTGGTAGTTATTTTAGCCATACTAATATTTGCATTAGGCCCGTTGATCGTATATTGGTATAGTAGTATTCAGGCTACTGCTTGGAGAGAATCAATTTTTAAATCGAATAAAAGTAATCACAGTTTAAATCAAAAGAAAGATGAGTAAGAAACACAAAGAAAGTAAATTTAAAGGTTCAGTTGGTGCCGATGCACGAAAACAAAAATCTTCTGGAAGTAGCTACGGCTATCTTCGGCTTCCGAAAGGGGTTAATGTTTTTAGTGTAGATCCAGGATCTGTTGTAAAGTTGGATTTTATACCATACATTATCAACAATCCTAAGCACCCGGATATTAATGAGGAAAACGGATTTCCGGCTGTCGGTGAACTTTGGTATAAACGACCTTTTAAAATTCATCGTAATGTAGGTGTAGAAAAGGAAACCGTAGTGTGTTTATCCAGTTTCGGTAAGAAATGCCCTATTTGTGAATATTGGGCCAAACGGAAAAAAGAAGGGGCTGATAAAGAGGAATTGGACTCCATCAAACCAACTTTGAGAAATTTGTATTGTGTAGTTCCTAAAGGTTCTAAAAAGTATGAAGAAAAGCCTTATGTATGGGACATTAGTCAATACTTATTTCAGGCGTTGTTGAATGAAGAATTGGAAACAGATGATGACAACGAAATCTTCCCGGACTTAGAAGGTGGGAAAACGCTTCAAGTTCGCTTTGAAAGTAAGACTATGGGAACTGGAAATGCGTTTGCTAATGCTAAGCGAATTGACTTTAAAGAACGGGAAGAACAGTATGATGAATCTATTTTAGATGAAGTTCCAGATTTGGATAGTCTTCTGTCTGAAATGTCGTATAAGCAAATGGAAACTAAGTTCTTTGAAATGGAAGAAGAGGTTGCTGAAACTGACGATGATGAACCAGTAAAAAAACCTGCTAAAAAGAAACCGGTTGAAGAGGACGAAGATGAGGATGACGTACCTGATGAACCTGTTAGAAAAAAGAAAGTAGTAGAAAAGCCTAAGGCTAAACCGGTTGAAGAGGACGAAGATGAAGATGAAGATGAAGATGAAGCACCTGTTCAGAAAAAACCATCTATTAAGCCGAAACCTACTGCTGTAAAAAGGAAACCGGTTGAGGATGATGAAGAGGATGAAGATCCTACACTTTGTATAGCCTGTCAGGGAACTGGTAAAGATTCTAAAGGCAGAACTTGTCCGATTTGTAAAGGAACTGGACGAAAATCAGATCCAGAAAACTATATGAGTGGAGAGGATGAAGATGAAGACGAACTGCCTCCACTTGATGACGAGCTGGATGAAGAGGAGCTAGAAGACGAGCTACTGGAGGATGAAGATGAGCTAGAAGAGCTACTTGAAGATGACGAGCTGGAGGATGAGGATGATGAGGAAGAGCTGGACGAGCTGGAGGATGAAGATGAGCTGGATGATGAACCTCCGCTACTGGACGAGCTACCACCATTGCAATTTTCACTGCAGTCTATCTCAACTGTTGGAATATCGCAAACAGGATTTCCCGCTGCCTCAGAACACGTACCAGGGTAATCGGCTATAAACCAGCAACCATTAGCCATACAAATCTTTTGGTTCTGCGCCGGACCGCAATCTAAAACTAATTGTTCTACAAAATTTGATTGACAACCAGAAGAACCCTCAGAACACGTGCCGCAATCCATTATTCTCATAATTTTAGTTCCAGCACACTTAGAAACACCAGTTGCCTTGCAGCCACAAGTCTTAGCAAGATATTTCTTTTTTCCAGTCCTGCATTCGGCAGATAGTCCAACTGTATTACATGTGGGATATTCTATGTTTTTATATATATGAGTGCTGTCTTTACAGGTATAGTATGTTATTGCTGGATATGGAGTGCAATAACTAGCTATTTTAGTAGTTATCGGCTTACATTCGAGACTACCTGGATCGCATATCATTTTTTTCTCAAACACAACGGGCTGGGCTGAAATAAAAGGATTTGATCCACAATATTTATCCGGGATTACGGGAATTACGCTGCAATCTTTTTCTTCAACTATAGTTTTTTTATCCTGTGCACATTTACCAGTACTCGTATTGCACTGCCAATTATATCTATATTTTGTTAAAGTATTACCTTCACAAACAGTTTCCTCCCTAGTTGTATAATTGTTTGCAGTATCACACCACGCATCACTTGTACAGTCATCATCTGGAATAAATTCTGCATCATAAACCTTTCCCCAGCCATTTATTACTTGATTGCCTCCAGAATAATAAGCCAAAGAAGCTTCTCCCGGAGAAAGACCTAACGCTGTGGAATAAGTATCAAAAAGTGTCTCAATAACTTCATACGTGGCATTAGAAGTTACGGTTTGGTAACACCACCAATGACCATACCCAGAAGGTTTTTCAACATAATTATATCCATTAGTATCAATCACAGCATACCAACTGGTTGCGGAATGATAGGTACCATCACTCTTATAATATTTCATGCTGAAATAAGGAGCGCTCCATGAAGTCCAATAACAGCTTGGACAATTATAGCCATAAGTACTTGCGTTACCCTTAAATCGAATTTTTAATGTACCGGGACAGTCTACAGGATCAAATGTAACTGTTGATGTTTCCCCTACCTGAACTGCACTCACGCTTCCACAATGATAAGTTCCATCATTATTAAGGTTTACCGGTCCCAAAGATAGGCTTTTAATTTGGGTTAACATGTTAGCTATTTTAGCCGGATCACAAAGGCCATCTGCTTTTAGCGGAAAAACTAAAACAACGATAAACAATAAGATAAATAAAAAATTTAACCTATAAAATTTTTCGGATTCCATAAAAAATTATTTTGAATTTATAATCGTTGCTGTCTTAATTTCAAGCGAACCAGTGGACAATATATTTACATCAATATTTAAAACATCTCCAATTTTAATATCTCCTATACTTTTTTTCTGTTCTGCCGTGTTTGTTGGACTAATAGTTTTCCCTGTTTCTTCACTAGAAGAGGGAAAAGAAAAAGAAGATATTTGCACATTTTTTGCAAAAGAAAAAATTACCGAATCTTTATTTGTTTTTAAAGTAATATTATTACCTTCTATATTAATTACAGTTCCATGGGCTGCAACTGAAGTAACAACGCTAGAGGATAAAGCCTTCACAAGCGAAACACAGTCTTTTTCTGTGACATCAACAATTATTTCTTTGGCAGTGCATTTTTCAATAGCAGCTGTATTCCCGGTTTCCATTTGGCTTTGGTAAACTATTCCCATTCCTCCGCCGACAATAAAAATTACTAATCCTAAAGCTATTGATAAAACAATTAAACTAATTTTTGACATAGTTTTTATTTTTAAAAATTAAAACTTTATTGCGCAACAGCTGCGGCACTTGAAAAAATAACTACCATATTTCCTTTAAATTGTCCGTCAGCTGAAACGGTTGTCGCAATATTCACCAAGTCTCCCACTTTTATACTTTGAAATTGCACTTCTTTTTTAACTGAATTTTCGTAAGCATAAATTTTTGCTTCTTCTTCAATTGCAATTGTCATAGTATCGCCTTTATAACTTAATATAATATTTCTGCTGCTATCTATATTTGTTATTGTTCCATAAGTTACAACTGCAGAAACTACCTTTGAAGAAAGACTTCCCATTGTACTTGTTGTTTGTTTTATTTGAGAAGCATCTTTTTGCTGCTGGTATACCGCTCCAATAACTCCGCCAACCACAAGAGATAATACTATAATAGCTGCTAATGAAAACGACAATGTTGTTTTGTTCATTTTTAAATGTTTAATTATTTATTAGTTTTTTGAAAAATTAATAACTTCGTCGCCCTCAAAATTTCCATCTGCATCAACTGTTACAGTAACGTTTAACATATCGCCAACTTTAATTTGGCTTAAATTAATTTCCGACTGATTTACATCAACGGTATCAGCACCATCTAAGTTATATATAGAAGCATTGTCTTTTATTTTTACGGTAATCAAGTCGTCGTTAAATGCCATAGTAATTTTTCTGCCATCTATACCAGTGACTTTGCCGTAAGAAATAATCGAAGGTACTACCTGCGAATTAAGCGTCTTCAAGAGACTTTCTAATTTTTTTAATTGAGGGGCATCTTTTTGACTTTGAACAAATACTCCCAGCGCACTCCCTGCTATTAAAAAACCTAGTGCCAAACATATTAATAATATTGGATATGATTGTTTTATTTTCATCATAATTATTTTGCTTTTATCTTTTAAAAACTATTTTGCACGTTATATAATTATACCCTTTTTATAAAAACAATAACAAATGGCAACCCTGTGGATAACTCCCAAATTTTAAACTACACCAAATGCACGTTATTTTGACAATTCTAAAATTTGACAAACCTACTGCTTTAATTGTATAATTATACAACGTTACTTTACTGTATTTTGAACGTTCTTTGAAAACTTCATCGAACTAAACCTCTATCACTTCAAGGAGTGCGCCATGAAAAAGTTTCTAATTATTCCGGCAGTGCTGTTTGGGTGGTTTGGAACTACCCTTGTCTTCCCCAACGAATATTCCTCAATAGAGAAATATCCCCAGGGTGGCAGCTACGGAATCGGAATCTCCGGAGGAATTGTTTATTCCGACGGCAAAGATGCAATTTACCAAAGTCTTGACGGCAAAGAAAAAATCAATTTGACTTCAGATATTTCTGGGGCCTGCG